CTCTGCAAATTTGTAGCGAAGATAGAAAATAAATCCAACCGGTTGCATTAACGGCTGAACGCCTACGAGTTTGTTTGCGATTAAGTTAGGGAATACCCTACGGATAATCGGAAGAGCATAGCGGATAAACTGGCCAGCTGTCCCAATAGAACTACCAGAAGATGTGCTTTCTGAAAGTAGTCTGTCGGCGAACTGAACTTCATTCTCCATCAGTATTGCTGTTGATACCTTGGTGTATTCGTCTTCAATGCCTTCGAGCAATGGTTTGTATTTGTCAGCATATTTCTTGCCTTCAATCATCAATCTCTCGGCGTTAGCTCTAATAAAATCTTTGTAAGAATCGCTCATTATTATTAACTCCTCCTATTATAATTAGCTAAATATAGAATTTCATTGAGAAAAGGACTATTTTCCTCTTTGTTTACTTCTGCTTCTTTACGTTCTAAAACTTTACCGATCTTCGATTCGTTTACTTGTCTGATTAACGGTTTATTCACTGTTCTTTGCAACTTTTCTTGAAGTTGCTTATTGTCCGCCTTAATCTGAGCATTCTCTTTTATTAGAGAGTTAACTTTAGCAGTAAGCTCGTTAACTTTCTTAGTGTCTACTACTTCTTTTATTACCGGTTTAGTTTCACCGTTAACAAAATTAGAAATAGCTTCAGAAAGTTGTTCGGTCTTCTTTGCTTTAACGTCTTCTTTAATCTCTTTCTCGACGTGTTCTCTAATAATTTTCTCTGCTTCTTGCCATTTTGATTCAACAAAAAGTTTAACTTTTTGTGCAAGCTCTTGTTTATGGAGTTTATAATCTTCCTCGATTAACTTCTTAACTCCTTCACGAGCCAAATTAAGACGCTTCTGAAAATCTTCTTTAGCTTCTTTAAGTTGGTTTGCAGCCTGACCCTTGACTTTATCTAAAGATTCTTTTACTAAATCGAAAGTTTCTTTATCTTCAAGCTCTTTGAGATCTGCCTGCTTTTTAACCCAACCATCAAAAGCTGCGGAAATTCCTTCAGAAAGTTGAGCAGCAACTTCTTTGTCAATGTTTGCTTCTTTTAGAATCTCTACTAATTTTTCTTTCATAAGCTGCTCTTTTTCCTCCTGTAAAAAATTTAAAGATTGTTCATGAAATATTCGTCTACGAAGTTGTATACGGCTTTTCTGAGATCTTTCGGTTTTCTAATGTCCTTCGATAATATTCTTCTGAGTATGCTTTCGTTTACTGGTATCGGATATGCGCCTGGAGTTGAGGGTTCTGCTACTAAGTCAAATGTTATAAGTTGAAAATCGTCATTGACGACTAAGTATTCATCTTGCTTCCTAACTGTTCCTAAACCTCTGCTTGAAATTCCTATCTTAACATTAGCATCAATTAAGCTTTCTGCAATTTTTCCGTAAGGAGTTGAGAGTAATTCTAACTCTCCTACTGCTTCTCCTGAGGCGTCATCAAATTGAAGACCACTTATTAAGTGACTTGCTTTTGAAAATTCAATTGTTGCTGATTGTGGATGATCTAGTTGCCCGACCAATTTTCTTTCTTTTATCGGGGCAATTAACTTTTCAATTTCACGTTTCAAAATGTCAGTTGTATAAATTCTTCCGTTAGCATTCTGAGCGTTAGCTTTCTGGAACAAACCACGCAATTTTTTGGGCTTGTTCTGCTCAGACACTAATTTATACTCGAAAATAATTTGTTCTACAATGAGTTCTGACATTTTATCCCTTCTATTATAATATATAGTAAAAATTCGAAGTTCTCGTTGAGTTTTAACTAAAGAAGGTATAATAACTTATACCCTAAAAATCAAAAAGGGCCCAATTTATTGAGCCCTCTTGTTCATAAAAATGCGAGCCATCGACCCAGTCAACGCCCGCATTATGCCAATTTCTTTATTTTTTCCTGTAACGTTTCTTTAATACCTTCTCTTTCTTTATTAAATCTGTCTAAATGTGTGCACCGTTGATTCAACTTACCTTTTGGACAAGTGCACTCAAGTTCGCCGTCGTCATTTCTGACAATATAATACTTTCTTCCAGGTTCAATATCACTATCATAACTTTTTAATATGTCTCGGTTTTCAAGAGGATTAGTCTTAGGTTTTTCAATAGCTGGAGAAGAATACTTACCTGTTGTCTGAGATTCTCCTTTAAATGATTTTCTTATAATCTCACTCATCTGCCTTAAATCTATAACCATATCTGCCCAGTCATAAAGAGTGTCATTTAGTTTGAACTTAATATCTTCATAATCGTCAAGTCCAATTTCAGTTTTCAAAGTATCTAACATTTCTACCCAATACTTATCACCTCTTCCGGCAATTTCGACAAGTCTGTCCCAATCTGACTTAGAAACAAGCTGATCAGAATGGTCAAGCGCTTTGTCAGAAATGCCAGGAAAGGCTTTGGCCATCTGAACTGCGACCAAAGCCCTATCCCCGACTATTTCTAATAAATCAGCACTTGAAAAATTGTATGCTCTTTTTGGTTTGAATCCCTGAGTTCCCCAATCATCTGGATTAGCTGAATAAGAAACTTCTGCTCCACAAATATCTTCCCAATGATCGAACGGTCTTGAATTTTCCCAGTTACCATCAGAAACTTGTCCCGCCATTTCATGGTTCCAAAGAACTACTTGCTCTGGATTTGCGAAAACAAGTTTCCCTTTTTTCCAACTCATCTTTATTTCCTCTTAGGATTTTTCTTGTTTTCTCTTAAAGCTCCAGGATAATTGTAATTACCTGTTATTTCTTGTGCCGGTTGATCTGATACTGGAGCACCTTCTTCTTTTACAGCTTGTGATCCTCCAGACTTCCAATTATCTAAGTGCCAACATGTTCTTTCCCAAGCAGGCTTACCTTTCTGGAACATGAATGCAGGACATGAGCAATAAATCGGTTTGCTGCTGTCATGCGGTTTCTTTATATAGTATCTTCGAGAAGGATCAGATTTACTCCTGTAAGTTGCAAGAATTTCTGCATCTATGCTTTGCCTTCTATCTGCTTCACTTATCTCGACTCTTTCAAACTCTTCATTTTCAACTTGATTTGAACACTGTTCACATTGTCCACATTCGCAAAGTGCACTTTCTTCTTTATTAGAATGCTTGTTTTCGTCCCAACAGTCAGGGCATAATCCGCCAAAGTTCTTAGCGACTCTAGTACCGATATGAGCTTTACACACTTGGCATTTTTCAACTCCAGGACTCTCGTGTGTTTCTTCTACTCCTGCTTCTTCTTTGCCAGCAAAATCCTCTTCTGAGATTTTCTCTTCCTCATCACCGAGAATTAAATCTCTTTTGTCTTTTGCTCTCATATCATCTTCTACATCTTCTTCTTTAACTGCATAGTCAACGTTACCAGCTACTTCCTGGCCAGGCTGATCAGCAGCAGGAGATTCATCTTTTAACGATGCTTCTACTCCGGCAGGGATACCTAGTCCTGCAGATACTTCAGCAAATTCTGCATCACTCATCTCTCTGTCATCAGAATCATAATACGTCTTCGTTCCGTCAGGTTTTACTGCTACAGCTATTTTTCCTGAACCGTCATTAGGTATAACGATATAAAAACTGTAACCTTGATTATCGTAACTATCAAACAGATCAGCTCTTGATGGATCTGCAGGACACCACATAGAACCTTTTCCATATTCACAAAAATCTTCGGCATTCTGTACCGGCCCCATAACGGTTACTTTATCATTCTCAAAAGCTTTAGGAGTAGGTTGCTGAGGTAAAGTTAACAATTCATTAATTTCTTCAGGCTCTTCCTCTGTCTCCTCTGTTTCTTCTTCAGGACCTTCCAGCGGCTCTTCTATATCAGCATCTACCATCTCTCCGCAATAAGGGCAATGATATTCCTCTTCTCCTGATTCTGCTTTAAATTCTTTTTCGCAGTCTATACAAACGAGCGTATCCATTTCATCGTCTACATCTTCAAAATCTTCAGGAGAGAATTCAATATCTCCTTCAGGAGAAATCTCAGTATCTTCCTCACCTTCTACTGCTTCTCTAATCTCTGCTTTTCCAGTTTCAGGAGCCGCTTCACCTTCTTCTCCTGAAATTGTTTCTTTATCTAATTCGTCGCTATCTTCCTCTTCTTCAGATCTCTTACTTACTTCTGTTTCTTCAGGTTCGATACCTTCGATCTTTGCCGCTAATTCAATTGCTTCTCTTGCAATCTCTGCTAACTCTTCTTTATCCCATTTTCCTACTTCTTTAGCTCTTGCAATAATTTTAAGAGAATTATCTACACGTCTTACAATTTCTCCGTCATCTGCGCCAACTTCTTTTACTTTCTCAAGAATCTGTGTAAGAACATCAACAAATTGCTGCATGAAAGAAAGTTTCTCTTTATCATCTTCAGCATTTATTGAATCTACAGCTTTATCTCCGTCAATTTGCTTTTCGGTATCGTTCTTAGCGTCAGGAGAAGGTGATTCGAAATCTGCATCTGTAGAAGGAGCTTCTTCTAATACCTGTTTTACTAGAGACTTAAATGACTCTGATTCGTTCCTAATCTTGTTGAATTTATCAATTGTTTCTGAGACCATGCTGTTAGTAATAGCAATATCTTTCTTAGCTATCTCATTAAGCTTAACCCTGAGTGCTCCAGAGTTCAAAAGGAACAACTCCTCGTGCTCATTGACAAACTTATTTATATCTTCTAGCATCGGTTTTATATCCAAATTGTTAGCTTCTTTCTTGGCAATTTCAATGTTTCTAAGCAATGTAGGAACTCTTGCAGAAGTAGGATCAATTCTTACAAGCTTACCTTCTGTAAGATTAAACTCGAATTTAGTTCCCTCGACAAGTTTTTCTTTTCCGAGGAACTTCTCTATTAATTTCTCTAAGGATTCTGTTAACCTCTTGATCTCAACTTTAATAGGTCCTATTTCTTTCTTCTCAACAAGCTTACCTATATTAACTAATCTGTTCTTAGATTCTTTAATTACCGGTCTCTTGCCGAAGATGTTCAATTTATCTGACGTTTTCTCTTTTATCTTGATATTTATAGCATCAGCAAACTTGTTTTCTGCTTCGTCAAGCTTATTCTCAGAAACTAAGTTGATTGCTTCTACTATTGTATTTGTAAATGCTTTCTCAAGAGAATTTGGCTCAATCTCAACATCTTTGATTTCTGATATATTGATTTTATTTTCAGACAGATCCCATCTGGCAGTCTTAAATTCTTTATCTACATAAAAATAGATATTCTTATCAAAATCAGATCCCATCAATTTAACATTTTTACCTTCAAAAATAGCTTTAAGTCCTTTGTTGATATTCTCTAAAATAGGTTTTATAAGTTTATTTTCAATCTTTGACAAATCTTCGTATCTTAAAAGCTCTTTAGACATGTTGTAACATATCCTCCAATTATAATAATTCTTGATTTCCGTCTACATTTGAATCAATATCAGTTATCTTACCGCCGAAATCTCCGTGTTCGAGTAAGTAAAAGAATCGGCTCTTATTTCTATATTTAGTATTTTCTAGCAGGCGTCCAGTTCTTTTAATTTCAGCTGTTATAGGTTTCTTAAAGAACCCTCCACGAGATTCTTTAGCTGTTATAGGACCTTCTGGTTTTTCTGGAGTTTGAGCTTTAGGAACTTCTTCACCTTCCGGAGGAATTTCTTCCTCTCCGCCCTCTTCACCTTCTTTACCTTTGGCAAACTCAGAAAATTCTCCTTCTATCCCGCCTGCTGGAGCCGCTCCACCACCACCGCCGACAGGAGCCTCTTCAGGAGGACCAGCTAAAGGCATTTCAGCTTTTCTCATTTCTTTAATTTCTTCAATTTCCTCATCAGTCATTCTCATTATATATTTATAAACATATTCGTCAGGGAATAACTGTTGAGTATCTAATCCAACCATTCCTTTAGCAATCGAAGCGGCATTCAGCCTCTGGTTTATTAATTCTAGCTTAGTCATTTCATCAATATTAGAAGGAGCAGTAATCGTTATCTCTAAATCCTTAATTTCTTCAGCAGAGAAACCTTTTAAATATAGATGAATATAAGCTATTTTATATAACTGAGCTATTACAGCTTTTTGAATACGTTGTATAGTTCTTCCAAATCTCTTATCCAGTATAGATAGACCTGCTCTGGTCATATCTGTATTAGTTGATCCTTCAGGAGTTCCTGTAAGTCTTCCAAGATAAGCTGGAGGTATTTTTAATGCTGCTAAAATCTTGTCTCTAAAATAGTTGATGTCATATATCTGCTCAATGTTTGCTCCTGGTAATGTTTCTACTCTTGTACCTCTATTACCAGTAGTAGACTCTCTTGTAGGAATCCATATATCTTCCTGTTGAGCAAGAGGAGATGCTTGTTCATCTATTTGGCCAGATATCGGATCATAAAATTTCTTTTTTGCATAATCTTGCTTTAATTGGTTAATGAATCCTTTTACGTCTGCAGGACCCATGTTACCGACATCTATATAGAATATCCTTCTTTCTGGAGCTCTCACTAACCTGTTTATGATTAGTGAGTCTTCCATAATCTTTAACTGCTTCCAAATCTTACGAGCACCTTCAAGAATAGAAATGCCATAAGGAGAATATCTAGGATCGTTGGTCTTGACACTAAAGTGAGCTACCTGGAATGGTTCATATTTAATCGGCTCCATCTGAGTAGCAGCATTCGAAGCAATCATCGAACTAGAAGGATCTGTTAAAGATTCCTGAAATCTCCATTCGAAACCTTTTAATACTCTATCCTCTTCAATTCTAATAAAACCGTCTACCGGAATTGGGACTAATTTAGCTATACCATCTTCGTCATGGTTCAAAACTATCTCGAAAGGAGCATCACCATGTTTACAAAGATCTCTTACCAATCCCCAAACTTGTTCGTCAAAGAGTAAAGTTGAATAAAACAAATCTTCGCACTCTTCTTGAACTTTTTCATTTTCAGAATGGACTTGAATTACTGTTCCTTCTTCTATGTTCATTGAACAAGCTTCATCAGCATATATGTCTAATGATCCAGAAATCATAGCATCCTGGTCCATCAAGTTATATTCTTCGTATCTCCTCTTCCTGTCAATCGACGTTTTTGCTACATTTTTCTCGTACCAAGACCAGGCCCAACCTAACTGAGAATAATACCAAAGAGAGTCTTTAGTGGCTACTTTAAGATTAGAATCAAGAGAATCTTGAGTTTGTATTTCTTGACGCTTGAAGTAATTCTTTACCTTTGTGAATATTGTAGGTTTTACAAAGAAATCACTATTTGTAACTATCGGAGGACTTCCTGGGGTTCTGCTATCGTCAGCCATATTTTATCCTTTCTTACGCTACTTCTGCTGCTGTTTTGTCAGCAGTCTGATTTGCAATTTCTTCCATTATTGTATAAAAACCTGTGCCTTTATTATCGTTAATAAAATCTATTAAACCGCAAAGCTCTTCTTCTTGCATATGTAAAGAAGGAGCCATTTTTTTTAATACTCTGATTAGATCTTCTGCCATACCTTCATTAGATTTATTTGATATAGCAATTTGAGCTACGGCCCCTGCTAACTGCTTGTAATATTTCTTAATTATACTTATATCAGTTATTTTAGAGTTATCTTCAAATTTATTTATAACAGCCGCAGCCTGTTCTGAAACGCCTGTATCTTTATTCTTTTTCCAATCTGTATTCTGACTTCTTTCTATTTGAACTTCTAAAACCTTAATCTTTCTTGCCAATTCATCAAAATTATGAATCTTAGATTTAAGAACTTGAGGATTTACTCTATCATACCTTTTGAAATTAGAGTTTAAATCCCAGACACCTCTTAAGCCAGTAGCAACAGCTTGCATCATGCCACTTTTTACCGGTTCTCTCGGAACGTCAAATTGTTCAAATAGATGATCCAATTTGTCAATAATGCGCTTCATATTCTATATTTAGATTAATAGCAAAAGGATGATTTAATTATTCTATCAGCCAACGGAGGTCTTCTTTCATTATTCTTCCATCTTCAAGTTTCACTTCTTGTATGTACGGATCCTTCCTCAATTTCATCATATAACGTATATCTTCAAATTTCTCTTCTGGTTTCTCTACTTTAGGTCCTGAATCAGGAAGTAACATAGCTCCAATAGCAGGACTTGATAATAAAGCTTGTTTTATCCCGATAAGTGAAAGCCCCAAAGCTATAAGCAAGTCATCTGTAGAACCTCTTTGTTTTTCTACCTTACCGCTTTCATCATCCCTGGCAAACGTTTGAAGCTCGTTTATAGTCCTAATTGACTTAATATCGATTGTGTCCTTCATGAATATGTGCTCTAATGCCTCAAGAATTAGTGGACGAGTCCTCATCGTTGTTTCCCAACCTGGTATCCCACCTTTCCTATGATAAAAATTATGATAATGCTTATGATAATATAGCTCGTTCATTACTGCAAGACCCATATTATTTATTTCTAGGACTAAAAATGCCATATTATATTCTCTAGCGACGACGTCAATTATATCTGCAAAATCTTTAATATCTAATTTTCCTGAGAATTCTGCAGCCTGTTCATTAGTATTAATATCTATAATTTGAAATGTAGAATTACTTCTTCCTTTACCTATCTTAGCCACATCAACACCCATAACATAAAAGTGATCTCCAGCTGGCCTATTCCAAATCCAAAATTTTTCATCATATCTTTTTTCTATTGGATCTTTAATCCTTGGTTTTTCTCCTTCTTTAGGTTCTAAATTAAGATATTTACTTATTATCTCATGAGGAATATACGTTTCTACAGAACCACTGAAGTCGCATAAAACTTCCTGTTGGAATTTCCTCTCTCCAAGATCCTTTCTTTGATTATCAAGCCACTCTTGATTATTATATTCAGGCCTTTCTGTATAATGAAGAGATATTGGATTAAAATTGTTTAATTTTAACTCAGCTTCTTTCCACTTAAAATAAAACCATTGTCCTGCCCCATAAGTTCCGTTTACTGTCGAAAGGACTATCGCTTTACCTCCAGTAGACAATATAGGAAAAGCTGACGTCCAAAGAGATTCAATATTATCTATAAAAGCAGCTTCGTCTATAATCAAGAAAGAAGCTGCAAATGAACGTGCTGCATATTTAGGAGATGGTATTGATTGGATTCTTGACTCATTGTCAAATACCATAGTTGACTTATTATCTGCCACAAGCTTTCCGCCTAACCATCTAGGAATCCTATCATAAGCAACTTTTATATGTTTTAGAAACTCTTTAGATTCTCTGCTTCCAATAGAAACTATCATCATTTCTCTGGCAGGTATGAACATAGCAATCCACAGCACATAAACAGAAACCAAAGTAGACAACCCCATCTGCCTAGGTTTCTTTAAGATATTAAACCTGTTTTTTTGGAAATCTAAAAATACTCTTTCTTGAAATTGGTATAAATCGAATTTTATGAATCCTTTAATCGGATGGTGGATAAATACAAATTTTCTGCAGAAATAAAAGAAATCTTCCCTACACTTGGCTATTTCTATTTTTCGTTCTTCAGCACTAACTTTTTTAAACTCTCTTTTTATTGCACCTGGACCAGTTAACGTGGTAAAAACTCCTGCCATGTCTATTGGTTGGATTGCTGTTACTTCTTTAATTTCATCCATAAAAAATAAAAGGAGGACTTAGTTTCAAGTTAAATCCTCCTTCCCTTTTTAAAACGTTATTTTATAAACCTTGTAATGGTGTAGAATCATCTGCTCTTTGAATACAGCCTTTCTGCTCACCTTTTATCTTTTTTCCTGATGCTGCAGCTTTCTGAAATTTCTCTTTGCCATACTTCTTACGGCCGATAGATGCTGCTAAACCGCCAGGACTAGAAACTCCAGGTTGCTTTGCTAATTTTGATTTTAATGATTTAAAACCGACAGATTTCTCTTGAATCGGCTTTTTAATTCCTTCCTCTTCCTCTTCACCACGTTTCTCTTCTAACTGTTCTTCTGTCTCGTCACCTTCTACATCGCCTTCTACGTCGCCTTCTACATCACCTTCTACGTCGCCTTCTACTCCAGCCTCAATTTCGCCTTCTGCATCTTCTTCAGGAGCGATCTTATCTTTTAATATTGCTAAATCTGCCTCTATATCTGAGATAAGCTCAGCAACTGTTTTTTCCTCTTCTCCTGGCTCTTCCTCATCATGTGCTTCAAGATCAGCATCATCGGCACCAGTGTCAGTGTCAACATCAGTATCAGTATCAACGTCAGCACCATCAACGTCATCGATATTAGGATCAGGTAAAGCATCCTCTCTGAGAGGAGAATCAATTTCTTTAGGCTCTGTATCATCCCTTGCTTCTAACGCGTCAGAACCAACTTTCTTTCTAGGTTTTAATAATGATTTCTCTCTAGCCTCTAAATCTTTCATTTTAGAATCTTCGTTACCAGCAAACGAGGGTTTCTGAGGAAGCTTAGACTCTGCCTCTTTAACCAAATTATAAAGCGCTTTGCCAGACACTTCCTTAATTATATCCTCTAGCGAGGATTCTTTCATTTTGAATTCAAAGTTTTCTTTGAATATTTTGTCTATTTCTCTCTTCTCGTTCATCATATTCCCCATGTTATTATACTTCTCCTTGTAATTTAATTTTATTGGGTTCTATTTTCTTAGGCTCCTCTTTAGGGAGTTGAGCCTGTGGAATCGGTTGTTCTGGAATTCCTTTTGCGTTATCAATTTTGTTCTCTGCTTTTTTCTCTCCGAATGAACATCCAATTTTACCGCTTGTTAATCCAGTGAAATAAGAGCATGTTTTATTTCCGGCTACGCATACCGGAGTGTCATAAGTAGGATCTAGAGGAACTTTAAATTTCTTTGCTGCATCTTCGGCGAATACCTTAGGAATTTTCACTACTTCTGTAATGTCAACTCTTCCAGCTATCTTAGTTTTAATAAGTTTCCAAAAAGGACATTGTCCGTCACCTTTCAATGCCGGAGTCAATGTTTGGACTTTTCCTTTTGGATCCAAATTCATTTGGTTTGTCGATTCTGTTTCAACTTGATATTGCTCTTTCAATAGGTTTTCTAATTTCATCTTATTTTCTCACAGTATTCTAAAATAGAGATGACTAAATCTTCAAAATCATCCCTACTTATATTTCCTTCATCATCTGCATGCTCTTCTAAAATTTCCATCAAAGCTGTTTTATTGTCAGCTGACTCGGATTGTAATTGCTCTTCAACTTCTAAATTGTCAAATAACTTAGAAACCTTAGAAGAAATGCAATCTGTATTGCTATCTAAAGCTTCGTGCAAATCGTCCAGAATCTCTTTTTCTTCTCCAACATTACTTTTTTTCATTTTTTTTCTTTTCTGCCGAAATAACCTTCTTTGCACCAAGATTAAAAACCTTTACGCCAGCACTTCTAGCATCGATCGCTTCAACGACAACTTTTTGTTTTTTATCATTCTTATTGATAAATTCTACTGTATAAGATTCATCTTCCATTTCTTCTTCTGCAGAATAAACATCATCCATAGTTTCTTTATCGATGGATATTCCTAACTTTTTCAATACTTCTCTTCCTGAACCGTCTGAGCGGCTATAAGCGCTTCTTTTCTTGAATCTTTTTGCCCAATCGATAATATAATATTCAGCTTCGCCTTTAGGCCAACGAGTTTTCATATACTGGATAAAAGCATCTCTTACTTTGCCCATGAGACGATTTTCGTCTGCTATTCTTTCATATTCGTCTGTAAAACCAAGGCTACTAGCTTCATTTTTGTCGTCTGACTCTAAAGGACCTAAATTGCCCTCGTTACCTGTATATCCTTGGGTATCTGATGCATCTATAATAGGTTTTTCAGTAGCTTCATTTTTGTCTAAATCTTCTTTAATCTTAGGAGAAGAAGTTTCGCCATAATTCAGCATCTTCTTTGGCTCTTCATCAACCTGAGAAAGAGCTTCTTTATCTTTCTTTACTTTAGTGCCCTCTGTATCAGATTGTTCAGGTTCTTTGTCTTCTTCGCTGTCTTCCTTTGAAAGAAGTGGATTAGGCTTAAGATAAGTCGGTATGGTAAGTTGCTCGAATTCTTGCTGGCTAACTTCTTTTGCTTTATTGTCAACGTCATCTGATTTAAACTCCAGTTCGTAAAATTTAACTTTATTTTTGTCATTGACAACAACTGCATAACGTCTTTCAGGATACTCATAGTAGTTGGAGTGCTTCGCAATTGCTGTTTTCTTGAAATTATTAACTTCAAGGAAATCGACTCCGGCTATTTTAAATTTAGAAATCAATTCAATAAAAAATTCATCCATCGGATCGAATATAGGGCGGAATAAATTAGTAATTTTATTCTGCAGACTATCAAACTCTTTTGCCATGGTATCTTCAGACATATATTGTTCCCTCTTATTAATTATTTAGTATTTTGTTTATTTAGCCGCTCTTCTTCTATAATCTCTTCCAGTATTAAGCTTCTGTTATCTATATTGTCTATCTGAACATTGTTTTTAACTGTTCTTGCTTTCAATACAGCTGAGAGCAACCCGACGATGTTATCAGAACTACGTATAGACATCTCTAATGCTCTATTTAGTTGTTCGACATATGAAACTATTGATTTTTTGTATGGAGGACGTCCTAGCGTCTTCAATAACTCTCTTTTTTTCTCAGAATCTGTCTCAATCTGAGCTTCTTTAAATAGATTGTCCCATGATTCCTTTTGTACTTTATAATCTTGCTCTACTAGCCTTATTTCTTCTTTAATTAAGTCGTGGATCTGTTTGGCAGTATTTCTGTCATCATTAGCCCTGATGATAATAGAATTAGACAATTCTTCTAATCTTTTATTTGCTAACTCTAATTGTTGTTCTGGTGTTATTATTTCTTTTTCCATCGTTTTATTACCTTTCAAATATTAATTGCAATTCTTTTATATTTCTTTTAAAAATTCTTGAATCGAACTCAGAAGCTTCGCTAACAAATTTTTAGTTGCATCTAACTTATCTGAATCAGTCTTCGCTTCTTTAGGCTCTTCTTTAGGCTCTTCTTTAGGCTCAGCAGGATTGTCAGTTACTTCAGGAGGCAAAGAAGCCTTCTTATTATCTTGCGATTCTTCTTTCTCTTCATCAGTAGGATTAATTACCGTATATTCTGGCATCTTGTCAATTTTTACGATTGTGTCAAGATTGTCTCCTGCTTCTTGCTCTCTTAATAGCTCTTTAATCTTCATTTTTTATTTCCTTTGGCTTCTTTCTCCATATTGAGCAATCTTGTATTATAATCTGGAATTTCATTTAAATGAGCCAGGGTAATTTTAGCTGTTTCTATCGGATCATCATCAGTTATATTAGTTTCAGGAGACCTAGTTCCATGCTCTAGTTCTATATCAAGTCCTTTCCTGAATTCCTCTACATCAAATTTATCGAACTTTACTCCAAGTTGCTCTCCTATTTCTTGAGCTTCTTCTACAGTGAACGACTTCTTAGCCTCATTACCTTTGTTCAATTCCTCAGAGAAAAATTTCTTAATCTTATTTTTTATCTTCATTTTTTCACCTTAACCTTTTCTTTCTTCTTTAAATATTTTGCGAACTCAGGGATTATATCTGCCCAATATTCCTTGGTAGACATCATCTTTTCAAGTGAACGTCTAGATCTTATAACTTCGTTTTCAATCTTATCTATATTCATTAAAGTTTTATTTAATGATTTAATTGTTCCTGTTAATCCTCTATCTATTTCTAGTAAATCTCTCTTTGAAGGAAGATCTGAAAATATATTTTCGGCAGCAGTAATCCAATCTTCGTCATCTATCGTAGGTTTGTCAATATAAATCACCAACCATCCGCCTGATCTTCCTTCTTGATACCATTTTTCTATGGGATACTTCGTTTCAAGTTCATCCATAAAATTGCTCAGCTGTAATTGTATTTCTTCCCAATACAAGTGGTCAAATGACTCTGGATATTCTCCACCAAAAAAATCGCTTAACTCTGATGGAAGACTTAAACTTCTCATTTTAATATCTATATCAAAAGAACCCTCATCTCCATGACCACCGGACAAGGCTTCTTCCATATCTTCTACAAGTTGCCTTGCTGTATCTATTTTTGGTTCCATAACGTCGTATATTGGCTTTAGTTCACCAAGTTTTTTATCTTTGGCAACTTCATGTTCTGCTGAAGACATAGGTTTGAACAATGTTTCTTGTTCTAATAATTTACTGAGTTTCACCTATTTTTCCTCTGACGCACTCGACTATTTCACTTACTGTTTTAATCTTCTCAACTTCTTGATCTTCTATACTTATACTGAATACTTCTTCTAGTTTTAATACTATTGTTACAGCGTCTAATGAGTCTGTTCCTAAATCATCTTGAAGATTGTCTTCAATATTAATTTTATGATCAAGCATGCCTAAGCTTCCGTACAATTCTTCTCCAATAATATTTATAATCTTTTCTTCTAATTTACCCATTTTGCTGTAAACCAACTTGAGTCGTAGGATTTGGCGGAGTTTGTGGATTTGCTGGCATCTTCTTCAGATATCCAGGCTGGGCGAATGCTGCTTCTTTACCATCGTCAAATTTCACCTTTACTCCAGAAGCGTCAATAGCAATTACGACTCCCTGCTTATTGTTATAACTCGACATCACATCTTGAGTAGGAACTCCGCTAACTGATATTCTGTCATTAGCTTGGACAGGTATAGATTGTTCTTCAATTGCTATATTTAATGCTTCTTTTATTGATTTGCTCCAAGTCCTATCATATTCTTTTTGAGCTTTCTTATAGTCTGATGTTGATTTTGCTTTATCATATACTTTATTCACTTTTTTTGCTCTCTTTCTAATTTCTTTGGAAGTAAGTTCCTGCTCCCTAAATAATCCTATTTCTTCGTCTTTAAAATTAAATTCCGCTTGTTTCTCGGCTTTCCTCTTAGGAGGTCTTGTAAACGTTTTATCTGCCCATTTTTTAGTAATATCGTAGGCTTTATCCGAAGACTTTGTCCTATCGTAAATTGTCTTATAATACCCTTGAATTTTCTTTTTGATTGTAGCTCTTTCTTCGTCTGAAAGGCCTGCCACATTTATAAAGTCGTCTACTAGAGGTTCAACTCCCTTATCGCTTCCGTCAGAAAGCTCTTCTCTGACTACCTGCCCTCCTGCTAATTTAGGAGGTTCTATACCCATTCCAGAAACAGGAGCTTGAGGATTAAAATCTTCGTCTTTTACTTCTTTTCCCACAGCTCTTAAAGCTCTTCTAAGATCAAAATCAGAAAATCTTCCGAATGCTTTATTCTTTACATAAACCAAAATTTTGGAAGAATGTTCCCAGTCATTTGTCGATATGTCGTCTAACTTAGCTCCAAAATTTATCAGTTTCTGGATGAATGAAAAAGCGTTCTTTTGAAGACTTGTATCTACATCGTTAATTGATTTAATTGTATACTTATTTGATGACCATTTATCCTGGAACTTCCTTTTCAAATTGTCCAAGGTTTCTTTCTTCATTTCTTTTATCATTTCTGGCTTAAATCCTGTAAGCTTCTTGAAATCTTGTAAAAGAGATTCATTTACTTTACTTTCATCAACGTGCAATTCAGAAACGTAATCTCCAACCTCAGATTCAAATTGTTTCCATCTTTCAGGTCCTAAAAACTGCTTGAATTCTTCTGCAGCATATTCCTTGTCATCTTCAAGAGAAGTTATAGAATCTATCGTATAATCTTCTATATAATAATTACCCTGATGCTGGGTACCAAACTCATGAGAAAAACTTGTATCTTCATAACCTGTCGAGATGTCTGTTATTATAACGATATACTCTTTTCCTTCAAATTTTACGTCTACGTCTCTATCATTATCCGAAGGAGGATAACCATGCTTCTCGTAATAATCTTCTTCTCTATATTCCATAGAATCTTCTTCAGTTTCAGAAATAGGAAAGCTCATTTTAACTTTTTCCTTGCTTAAATAATATTTTTTGTAGCTTTGCATAACGTATTCTAAAGCTTGTTTCCATTTATCTATCGTATCTAAAAGATTAAATTTCTTTACAACATGAGGCATAGGAGAGCTGCCGTAGTATCCATGAGACAATTTCCTTATGTATCCGTTACTGTAAATTGTATAATCGTGCTTCTTATATTTTAATGCTACTTGATTTCTTCTCTTCTGTAAATCTGACGTTACGTCTTTAAACCCCCAACTAATCATAGCCTTATATTCTGGAAGATTTATAATTTCTTCACGGGAAACTGTAATAGGAAATTTCTTTTTAAATGCTTCTTTTCTTGCTACATCTATTCCTGTCCTTTCTTCTCTTCCCATCGGTTTGAATATAGAACTTTCGCTCCAACCGCACTCAGGACATTCTCCATTTTTAAGTTTTACTTCGCAATCTGGGCATTCGGCAGTAGAAACAGCTTCTGCAAGTTGGTCTGGCGTCTCTTCTTTATTATATTCAGCTTCAGCAGCCTCAGCTTGTTTTATCAATCTATTCATAATCATTTTACCTGAGCCAGAATCAGCAAGAACACTTTTTATCTCGTCAGGAGATAATTTAACAGCATATCTCTGAACTAAAGGAGTTAAATGTTGTTTCTCTGGAGGAATGTGAGAAATAAACTTTTTGAATACTCCAGGGCCAGCGAGCATATCACGTGTCTCGTTACCTAATTCTTCTCCTCCCATTTCAGGTTCATGTTCTTTATATAGAGAAAGCCACTCATATATTCCTTTGACAACCTCATGAACTAGATAGGGGAACGTAACAGCACGAGCTTTAATGACGTATGTATCACCTTCAGGTTTTACTTCCTCTGAGCCAGCTTTAGCTTCACCAGAAGCAGCAGCCATCTTTTCAATACCGTCAGGAGTAATCCAATATCCTATTTGAGCAAGAGAAGCAAGAATCCCGTAAATTGTCGGGAGTGTCTTATCTATGCCTTCAAGCTTTTCTTTAATCATATTGAATAAATATAGTTTATGTGAAGCTCCGCCTGTAGTTAATAAATTAGCGAAACGTCTTTGAATTGCTTCGACAGAAGTAGCTTCAATATCAGACATTTGATCGAAAATATCTTGGTTAATCTCTTCAGCTTGAGAAAGTTCACCTTCCTCAGGTTCATTTGAAACATGTGCGGATAAATCAGGTTCTTCTAATTTTGCGTCTATCTTTAAATCACCTGAAGTTATCGCTTTTTCTACCATCTTGAATTCTGCAGATTGTAATGGAAGCATAACAGCCCATTCTTCAAAATGACGCTTGTGCCTCTGTTCGATACTTCTAGCTTTCTGTAACGACTGCATCAATAATTGAATTAAAGAAGGAAGATTACTTTCTTGGACCTTCATCCCGGTATAAGACTCTATTTTTGAGATCAAGTCTGTATACTCGTTGCTAGTTATCTTAGTCAAATAAGATTCTTCTGTATCGCTAAGTTGAGGCAGTAATTTATTAAGAGTCGGATCACCTTTTTTAATCCAGTCTAATTTTGAAGGATGGACGATATCTGGTTTAAACTCTGCCATTTGTACGGCTCCTCATAAAAAGGTCTATATCTCTTTTTGCTTTTGGTTTAGGCTGAATTCCAGGAGTTGGACTTAAAGGAGATCTTTTAGGTTTAGTAGTAGGCTCAGTTGTAGGTTCTGTTTCGGTTCCAGGTTCTGCTGTAGTCGTCTGTTCCTCTTCTATATCATCGTCTCCTTCTTCCCCTACTTCGTCTGCTCCAATTATTTCATTTGCAAGTTGTTTAATAATTTCTGCTTTATCTCCTAAATTAATCCCTTTCTCGTCTGCCCAACTAAGAACTAAATCGTCATCTATCGGATCTAATCTACCTGACTCGTCGTAATAGTCTACTAATTTTCCTGCTAAGGCGTAATCTTCGTCAGATTGTTCTAATTTAATTCCTTTTTCCTCTAGCAATCTAGTTATCGATTCTAATTTAACTTTCTCAGGAAGCAAGTCTGCATATTGAGGATCTTTGGTAATTCGCTTTCTTAATTTACCTAAAGACCTGCTAATCATTTTGTTTATTCCCATCCTAGTCATTCCTGTAATCATCGAAATTTCTTCTACAGAAAGAGGTTGATTTTCTGAAAGTTTCTTAGCGATCGTTATAATTTTCAAATCTCTTGTATTAGGAACATAATCTGGATTATTAAAGTACCTTTCAATCCTATCAAGCTCCTTGTTAATATTTAATGCTTTGTCGAATCCTTTAGTAGTTAAAAAGTCTTCTTTAATCCCAGAAAGATTTTTGAAATCTGGCAAAATAGATTCAGGAACTCCAAAATTTTTCATTTTCTTTTCTCCCAATTTTTCTTTTTGCGGAACAGGCATAGCAAAATCTATTGATTCATCTCGATAAGAGACAGGATAATCAAGTCCATGTTCATCGATAAAATCTTCAGCTGCTTCTCTAGTCGAAAAATAACGAGGTTCTTGTCTAGTTTCATCTGCACTCGTTGCGATCCAAGCTCTGAAAGCAAAGTCTCCATCTTCAAGAGGCTCATTCGTATCGAAATATTCATATTGTCCTGCTGAATCATAACCTATTTGAACTTCTTCTATATCGTATTTTTTACGTCTTTCTTTATCTTTTTTTTCAGCAGATTTTAATTCATTACCTTTCATAGGCTTAAAAATATCTTCTTTCACTTATTTCAACTCCCCTAATTCAGGTCCTACTGATTTAATAAACTTCTTACCTAATTTGTAGGCTGCTATACCGACTAACGCTGCGGCACCTAGCCCTACAAGTTTCTCTGTATCTGTCTTTTCAATCTTCTTTACTAGATTAGTTACATCTTTACCTTTATCTTCTTCTACAGTCTTTCTTTCCTCAATCTTTTTTCCACACTTTTTACATTGGTACCATTCATCTTGATAATCTTCTGAATGTTGCAAGTTTACTTCTTTAGATCCGCATCCAGGGCAAGTTTCAAGATCTTCTATAGTCGTTTCTTCTAGATCAGCATCAAAATCTTGAGTTTCCTCATCTTCCTCTAATGGTGCCCCATATTTCGCCCATTCTTTACCTTGAGGAGTCTTCTTAAAAGATTGCTTTGCTTTAGACGTAGCCTTGTATGCTCCCATTCTTGTCATGTTGGTTAAATAAGCTAATTCTTCGTCAGAAAATTCTATTGATTTACCTTCATCTTTATCAAGCATCTTGTAGAAGATGCTTTGGATAATAAGATCCTTTTTAGTAGGGATCCAATCAGGATCATTCATATCTTTATTAATTCTTGCTGTTTCTCTATTTATAAGCTTTCTTGCTTCAATATAGCCGATTTTATTTAAATCTGAAGCTTCATTTACTTCGTCTGCTTCAAAATGTTCCATCCAATAAACTAATGCCTCTCGAGCTTCTTGTTTAGATAAGTTAAAATCTCTTTCAATATAAGCTCCGGCACCAAACATATTGGTTGCTCCAGACGTTCTAAGATCATTCAAATAACTAGAAATTTCTGCTTGACTAACTCCTCCTGAATACGTTTTATTGGAGTCAGTTCCCTCTTCTATATTACCCTTGTTCCAACCGCTTACTGACATTGGTTTATGGTCGCAACCATGATATTCATTATCACATTGTTTACACGAAACTATCCAATCTCCAGTATAGTAACCTTTAAAGTTCCCAGAAGTCGCTTTTTTTCCAGTATTATATATTTTTGCTTCACCGCCACATTTCTTACATTTTGCAAGCTTTTCATTTAATTCATTATCATCTTGGCATCCACATTGACAATTTGGATCGGTTCCTTTACAACATTCTCCAGTCTTGCATGAAGAACATTTTTTCTTAGGATGAGCTCCCCATATACTTCCTGAAAACTCGTTTGGTTTAATTTTAGTTTCTGCTTCATCAGCCTCAGGAGGTAAATCTGAAGGAACATCTTCTTCTGGAGATTCTAAAGGCTCTTTAGTCACTAATGTCTTCTCAGAATATAATATACTCTCTATTTTCTTTTTTACTTCTTCTAGATTGTCTCCGAATACTTTACTTATATATTCAGCAGTATTATCAATATCGGACTGACTTACTTTACCAGACCTCTTTAACAGAACATTGTTTACTATAGATTCTATATGGTCTTCGCCTTCTTTTAGATTCATTGAGCACTCGTACAGCTGTTGGTTAAGAGTCTTAGATGAGAGCATATAAAAATCTTCTTTAATTCCTTCGTATAAGCCGCCTTGGTATCTTTGAGTTAAAGGATCTTGTTCTACGTATTCATTCTTAGGAAGATCTTCATAAGTCTCAACTTCTTCCATATCATCGTCTGCCCCAATCATTTTTCTTGAACCAGCACCTGGCAATTTTCCGATTCCATGCTTGGCCATAAGTTCATTAATTGCTACCATCATATCTATAATATTGGCATCACGATATTGTCTTACAAATTTTGAAGCTTCTTTCTGAGGAACTCCAAATTGAGAAAGCAACTGTACTGTTCCTACATCAATTTTTTTTCTCATTTCTGGGGTTTCAGATTTTGCTATGATTTCTGCTGCTTGTTGCGGGGATGTACCGAAAAGTTTTGTAAGTATAGCTGTAAGAGCTTTTTTGTTTATATCTGTTCTGACTGCTGGTAATTGATCTACTATTTCAGGTTCATGGACAGGAGTTAACTGTTCGAATAGACTTCTTGCTTCGTCCATCGGTAAATCTTCATAAGCTTTGATCTCTTTCTTTAATTTAAGACCAGTTTTACCTGTAGTTTCTTCACCTAATTTTTTTTTTTCTCTTCCTTCTTTAATTAATTCTGAAGGTTTAAATGGCAATCTTTCCTTAGTAATATTATTCCTTGCGATATATTTGTCGCAAACTTTATCCCTTCCTAAAACTATATAGTGATTTCCTTTATCATCTCTAGCCTTATCTCCTATATCGAACAAAGGTTTAGATACAACAGAAGGAATTTCTATTTCTACAGGTTTAGGTTGAACTATTGGTTTAGGCTCTGCCGGTTTAGGCTCTACCGGTTTAGGCTCTACCGGTTTAGGCTCTCTTAAAATTGGCCTTCTAATTGGAGACTCCGTTAACAACCCGACTTTAGTTTTATTTTCAAGAAGAATATTCTTACTTCTTATGAAATGAGCTTCTGAAATAAATAATTGATTTGCATTTCTCTCATCACAGTAAGCTTTACATATATTCTTGACGTCGTGAACAGATTCTGACCAATCTCTTTCGTTCACGCATAAAATCTTGTTTTCTGCTAATTGTTTTTTGATATAAAGAATAGAACCGTGGGAATGGGAATAAGTCTTATCATAGACTATAGTGCCTAAGTACAATTGATCTTTCATCTAGTTATCCTCTTTTTAGTAGGTTAATACCTACGACTTTAATAGATATTTAGTATATAATCTTTTATCGCGTCTATATCTTCTATGTCTATGCTGTTCTCAATAATCCAATCAACTGTCTTCTGTATAATATCTCCGACTTCTTTAGAAGGTTTCTCTATTCCTCTCAGTTCCATAACCCATTTACCGTTAACTACCTTCCTTATTGCTTCTAACGATTTCTTACCTTCATACTCCTTAGTTAACTGTTCAATCTTATCCATAAGAGCCTTCCATTCTTCTGGATCGAACAAGTGCATTCTAGCTGCTGAATCTGCATAAGCCACATTTTTCAATACTTCCCAATGATCGTGTTTTATCAGATTAAGAACCTTGTTATTCGACATGTGCATCATATCAGGAATCTTCATGTGGTTTACTGTAGAAAATATTAAAGCTTCCCTTGTCTTGTTGTCCATCTTTAATCTGTCGGCTATCTGATTTATGACCTCTACGCCTTCCTCGGCATGGTTTATATAAGAAATCTTATCTCCTTCTTTCTTGTGAGTCCTGGGCTTTCCTACGTCATGCAGCAATATAGCCAGGTTGATTAGAGGATCTTTAATTGTATTCTTCTTCAACGCTTCCATGGTATGTTGAAGAACCCCACCCTCTGGATGGTATTCTGGAGAATGCTCATATTTTTCCATTTCCATAACTTCAGGAAGGATATGCTGTAGAAGACCAGTATCCTTTAATATCTGAAGAGCATAAGCGAATCTATCTCCTGATTGCTTGGCCATTCCTATAATCTCTTTCATTATCCTTTCAGGAGCGATATTCTTTATCTTCTCAGAATGAGCTGACATTGCTGCCTTCGTCTCAGGATGTATTTCATACCCCATTCTAGAAGCAAATCTTGCAGCCCTCAGCATTCTTAGATAATCTTCTCCAAATCTCTTGTGAGGGTCTCCAACAGTCCTGAGCATCTTGTTCTTTATATCTCCCATCCCTGAGAAGTGATCGATGATATTACCTCTCTGGTCTAATCCCATGGCGTTGATTGTAAAATCTCTTCTTTCTACGTCAGTCTCGAAGCTTACTCCTATATCTACTTTCTCGGGGCGTCTTCCGTCAAGATATGCTCCGTCTGATCTGAACTGTGCTACTTCAAATGTATGGCCTGCATACTTTACTCCAATTATTCCGAACGTTTCAGCCTTTCCTATATCGTAAGTCTCAAACATCTTTTGGATTTCTGCTATAGGAACATTTGTAGCTATATCAACGTCATCTGGATCTTTTTCTCCAGTAACTATATCTCTCACAGCTCCGCCTACGATATAAGCTTTTCCTTTCGTATTTAACTTCTCTAATATCTCTATTGAAGCTTTAATCATAGGATTTCTATTCACGTAACCTTCCCAGTCTGAAACTGCTTCTTCATTTAAAATGCATTCTCTCATTTGCGGTAGCTCTATTCCGTATTGGCCTAAATTAAGTTTGTTTATTACTTCCTCGGCTTTATTCCTTCCCCAACCGTAGGCTATATCTAAAATCAGGTCCTTTAATTTATCTATAGAAAGATTTCTTATTGTACCGACTTCAAATTTTATATTGTTTGAAAGAGATGTTATTTCCTTTATTTTATTGTCGTATTCTGATTTTGAAATCTCGTCGTTACCCATAGGGTGGAATAAGTCTTCATTAGTAATCTGATTATAATTAAAATCTCCGTTGACTATCAAAAGTGTATACAGTTGTAGATAAGTGTCTACATTATATACTTTACCTTTATATGTAATCTTATTGAATTTATGGAGCAACCTTAATAAAGCGCTTCTTATATTCCTGCTTCTAATCTTGGCTTTATATTCAGCGGTATCTTTAGGGAACCACACCTCAAAAGTGTGCTTTGGATATTTCTGCTCAGGATCAGTAACAACTTCTGGCTCAGAGACAGGCTTGCCTTTAGTAAACTGGGCAAACATCTTCTCCATGTCGTCTACCGCCATCTCAAAAAGTAAATTAATCTTCTTTATTAATCTGTCTGTCTTCATCTAATCTGGGTTATAACCATCATCATCATCAATATGCTTTACAGCAATTTTTATTGCTTTGTCTATTATATTTAATGCTCTTTGTTTGCTGACATCATTAAACTTCCTTTCATCATCACCTCGTATTTCTTCGCCTCTAAATTGGAAACATACGACGAGATGGGAGCGGCCTTCAATCCAAACGTTATTTTTCTTTTCCCAAGCGTCGAATAGCCCTTGTCTTTGGAGTCTTTTCCACCAATCTGATCCTTGCCTTCCGTTATATAACGCTTCGCCCACTTTATTATTTAATAAAACATCAACGTATATATTTCTTACAGAATCACCTTCATATTTTAATATCTTATATTCTCCAAGTTTGCTGTTTATATCTTTTTTTTCTCTAGAAGACATCGGTTTAAATATGTCTTCATTTAAAAATCTTCCTAGACTATTAGAAAAAAGTTGGTTGACAACATTGAAAAATGTTTTGCTCCAAGGTTTATCTTGTATTCCAAGTTCTTTAACCTTTTCTTTTAAAGGTTTTAAACCAAGATAATTTGAATATCTGTTGTATCTAATTAATAAATTGCAGATATCCATAGATCTGTCTGCTACGTCAGTCTGATACGCGTTTCTATCCAATTCGTCAATAAGGTCCTTTATTTCTTCATCACCAGCCCAAATTTTCCTTCTTGCGACTTCTACATCTGCAGTTATTCTTTCTTCGGATCCCATCGGTTTGAATATATCTTCTGCAAGTTGTTTTGCCATCGATACTATATCTTCTATAATTTTCTCTGCTTGCTCTCTAGTAAAATTAGCATTAAATTTAAACCAGAAATAAGTCATTATATTGTCAACATCTCCAAACCTCATCCATATAAGACCATTTCCTTTATACTTTTTATATATTGCTTCCTTCACCATTATATCTTGGAGCCTGTCTCCTATCGTGCGAGTGAACCTTACCTTTAGGAACAGACTTCCGTCTCTTTCGTTACCGTAATCGACAACCCTAAAATGCTTCACACGCTTCTCTGCTTCTTCCCTTTCCTTAGAACCCATGGGTTGGAACAAGTCTTCCCATAATCTTTCTACCTTTAGTTGTAGTTTCATAATCCCAAGTCAAACCCGTGTATTTGCTGCTCAGACCACATCTGAAGTTCTGGTATATTGAATTCTTTCATTAATTTCTTTACTTGCTTATATCCAAATTTCCTTGCCACTCTCTCAAGTATCCAAGCAGCAAATCTTTTTGTTTCGGTGCTGGCATACTCGTGACCTTCTGGAACTCTAATAGGTTCTAATTCCTTCTTAAAATCATCTAACTCTTTCTTCCTCAATTCAATATTTGTTCTATTCTGTTCAGGGCTAGACATCGGCTTGAATATGTCTTCCAACATTCTGTCTAACTCTGATTTTAATTTCATTTAAACATCTTCATCCCTAAGTGTATAATCAACGCTGTCCACATCAAGGCCATTGATGCTAGTATAGCGATTGCCTTTACCTTGCTTTTTTCTGCATAGGCCCAGAATTGCTGGGATACTGTCTTACCAGTAAACTTGACGTATAAAACCTCTGTCAACCCAAATATCAAGTTGAATGCTAAGAATACATAAAACAACGGCCACATCTGCAATACTGCCATTAATACCATGGGAAGAAACATACATAGTATAAATATTATTTCCCCTACTGAAGTTCCACCTTTATTATTCATGTTTTTCTCCTTACCATCCTAATTCTTTTAATCTCTTTTTTTGCTCTTTATTAGGGACATCACTTTTTTTAATCCTGCTGCTATATAATCTGAAAGGATCCCCCCAAGCCTGTCTAATCTCGTTATTAACCCATATATTATAATGTTCTGTGCTATAAGTACTGTTTACAAGTTTAGTTGTAGAATGAATACCCAAATATTTGAGCTTATCCTCTATAACCTTTACCCAATAATCTGAAGGTTTATCGCTTAATTTAATAATTCTCCAATAATCAGTACCGATATCTTTTTCAAGTTTCCATCCCATAGATTTGAGAAAATCTCTCATAACTTTTATTTGTTCTGGAGACAACGTTCCTTTATGACTTGGAAAATACAGCCAAACGTCATTCAAAAAGTTTTTATCTATTTCTGATTTTTCTACGTCAGACATCGGCTTGAAGATGTCTTCTGTCATCACGTTAGTCGGATCAAAGAGGAATCTTATTCCTCCACGCTTCTTTACGATTTCTGGACTTCTATTCGATAAATTGAAATCTGTTATTAATCTTTTATATTCTGGTAAATTTATTATCTCTTTATAAGAAGGAAGAGAAGACAAGAAAGCTTTATGTTTTGCATCTTGTTTGGCAATAAACTTTTTATATTCATCATTCTTAGCCTGAACTTTTATTGCCCAAGGAGAATTAGGATAATCTTTAGTGAGTGCATCTAACTCTTTTACATCATACTTTCTAGGTTGACGTGGATAGCTGTGATTATCAATATAATTTATCATACTCTCTGCTCTTTTTTCGCGGTGATATTCTAAACTCGACTCTCTGTCTTCCTCTGTAAGTCTATATCTGTCTCTTAATTCAGGTGATAAACTATTTTCTATATCATTCTTATATCTTTTATATTTGTTTACTCTCTTGTTAAGATAATCATACAGCCAATTAAACATTATAGAATAATCTTCTATACTTTTCACAGGTTCGAATTTCTTCATTACAAAAGGTTGGTGTTTCGTAACGTCTGCTCTAATATAGCCGTTAGAGTAGATTTGATAATATTTGGGCGTTTTAAGCCACTTCATCGCTTCTCTTTTATTTTCAAAAGATCCAATCGTCTCCACATCCTTTAATTCCTTGCCGCTCATCGGTTGGAAGATGTCTTCAAATAATCTATTTATCTTATATTCTAATTTCATCTTTAAGCTTTTTCTCTTTAATATACGTAAATTCTATATTTGTCGGACTAAATTTAAAAAACTCTTGTCTTACTACTGATATTCCCCCTAGCGGAGAAGTTCTTTGCACATCTTCGAAAGAATTAAATTTTTTTAATATCCCCGTAATTCCGTTAACATAACTCTGCCATTTTGGTATTTTTTTATTTGTAAGTTCATACCATACACGGTTTTGCCAAGGATATGTTGGATCTTTTGACTTAATAAAACCGCTATCTATCATAAAAGCGTTGATTGAAGACAGAATACGACTACCAATATACGAAGGAACTCCGACTTGAAGTGTTTCAGTTACCTCGAATTTCGCTTCAACGTCCTTCAATTCCCGGCCTTTCATTGGCTTGAATAAGTCCTCAGATACTTGGCCTGTTATTTTATATTTAGCTAATTTCTTACTTTCATCTTTCTTAACATCTTCTGACAACCATTTCTTTCTGATTTTATCCTTGAACCATCTGAAGAGTATCCCAAATTTACTATCGTAAGGCCTCTCCGCTTTATAACCTTTAATCATATAACCGGCATGAAAATTATCTCCTTCCCAACCACTTTCATATGTTATCGGAGGAGCTTCTAATACCCCTAAATCTTTTAATTTTTTTTCTATCGCTCTTAAATATTTCTGAGGATCTTCAAAATGGTCTTTCTTAATATGGTACCAATCCCATCCTTGATTCTCTTCCAATTGTGAAAACATTGCTTCAGCCATCCTGAATCCAAGTTTAATTAACAGATCCTGAACAGCCGACCCTACTTTATTGTCTAAATTGTCCTGAATCCCGACAGTTATTCCTTCTACATATGTAAATTGTGCCTCATATTCCTTATCGGCTTCTGCCTGTTCTGGACCAGACATAGGAGCAAAAATATCTTCTAATAATCTATCTAAATTAAAATTCATCTCTTCCTCGTGATCTTTATATACAACTGTACAAGTAGAGCCGGTATAAAAAACAGTATTGGAGTTATAATCGATATGAATATATAACCAACATACATTAACGTTCTCTTTATCCTATAAACAATTTTACTGTCTTTATCAGGTTCAAGGTATAACGCTACCTTCTCAAATATCAACTCGTTGCAAAAATCAATTGGCCTTATCTTAGAAGGAGCTCTCTCAAAACAATAGACATTTGCGTACCTCAATCCAGTTGCAATAAGTTCCGCACAGAAATAGGCATCCTTTACGTTGTAGCATGAATCGTCGGTATCCCTCCCAAGCAAGAAGTGCAGACTATTCGGGAATATAGAATAGAATATAAAATAGATAAATGCTCCAAAATCGTATTCTTTTCCTTTTAGATTGGTAAGAACAGTTATAACCTTCTCTACATCTTCAGACTTGGCGAATCTGTGTCTAAGCACTAAAAAATTGCAATAACAATTTAAATATGATTCTGAAAAACTTGATTCTGTTATACCTTCTGGATTGGCCTCAATAATACGATCGTTACCTAGATATAGAACAGAATGCTCCCAACCCCTATTACCATACCCAACCTTATAGAAATTAGATATTTTGATAATAGGAGTATACCAGGAAGGACTGTCTACTTCATTAGTAAGTATAATGTCTCCTGGCTTTAATATGTAAGGCAATTGATTTTTTAATATTAGTTGCTGCATATTTATAAACCACCTTGCCGATATATTCCTCTACTTTTCATCGGCTTAAATATATCATCTTTAACCAGTACACTCCTTCTCCAAGTAGAAGCTTCTTTCTCAGCACAATCAGGGCATAATATCCCAGAATAATCAGACGGCTCTCTAGCTTTGTCCCAAGAAACCCAATTGCCACATTTGGAGCAACTTGATTCAGTTAAACCTTCAAATAATTTATCTATCTTCTGTTTAAGCCTCATCGTCATATCTTCCTTTAGTAATCATTATAGAATCTCTATGTATTTTTAAATGTTCATACCCAGCCATATAAGCTGCCAAAGAATATCCTGGAGGGGTGTAGTCTATAAAGAAATGAGGTGAACCATGTCCTCCAAAGTCGACTGGATACTTTATATCAGTTGTCACAAATCCAGCTTTTTGCAATTCATCACGGCATTTCTGAAGTATAGTCGTATCCAGATAAGGATACTTCTTGTTTATACCTGCTATTTCAGGTTTTCCCATGGGCTTGAACAGGTCTTCTTTAATCGGTTCAAACAATTTTTCTATCTTATTTTTTCTTCTCACATTGATCCCCGTTACATACTGCTCCAAGTCCTAACATAGTCCTCTGAAATATCCCAGAATCTCCACATAGTAAATAGTCATATGACGCGCATCCTAACATATTATTTAATAATAAGAGTAAAGCTGCTATCTTTATAATCAATCTCATTGTTTCTTCCTCTCTTCTTTTTTAGCCCCCATAGGCTTGAATATATCTTCTGTCATCTTCCTTCTTTTGTCTCTCCATACCTCTATGGTTACGCGGTCGCTCTTGTCATTCGCCACAATATGCTGCCAAGCGTCGTTTACTTTTGCTTCACCTTGCCAAGGCAAAGTCATTCTATTTATTACTCCTACAAGCCAATGAAGATACTTCGACTTAGCATTTAAAGTAGACAGGCGGTTAGTAGACGGCTCAGTCTTCTCCCACACGTGGGAAAAATTGCTGAATTTAGGAGTAAATCCATTTTCCTTGAAAGCCTTCCACAACTTCTTCCTCTGCTTATCAGTAAACTTATTCTCTATAGATATAGACATTTGAATTGTATCTGTTGTCTCTATCTGCTTATCTGCAAGCTCTTGTTCGGGTTTAGACATGGGTTTAAATAAATCTTCTTCTATCTGTGTATATTTAACCATATCATTGAACCGTGGCCTTGAAAACCATGATAGTGCCTTAGGAGAAGACCATGTAACTATCTTTATAAATCTTTCCTTTTCTCTGTCTACCCACCTTCTACATTTTTCTTTGTCATCTGTCCGTCCAGACCATTCATTAAACCTTTCTTCAAAAAAATTGTCTATGGCTTCTTTTGGATTGACGTTGTCAACTATCATCTTAGATACCTTCATCAAGAAACTCTCAGGGAATCCTATAGTCGAATCCCAAAATGTAAAGAAGTTTTTCTTCATATCTTTATATAATTTCGATACTTCGTTATTCTTGTCAAGCTCTTCCCCGCCCATCGGTTTAAATATATCTTCTCTAATTACTTCTCTTAAATAGTCTATATAAATTAATCCTTCTCCATAAATTGATTCGTCGCCTGGACCATAATACTTTTTCCACCTGAGCGATACCAGCTGTGGACGTCCTGGCCTAGATCTCCATTGCTCTTTTACTTCTATCTTTTCTGATTCAAGGAAGCTCGTCATCTTACGTACTTCTTCCATAAAATCTCCAGCAGATCCTTTTTTGGCATAATCATAAGCGTAATCTTTTCTTAATTCATAGCCATTTTTCTTCAGATAGCCGTCTATAAACCAGTCAGGTAACGAGTATATGCCTCCATCTACCTTTATCAGCTCTTCCATTCTCTTGTCTACATCCTTTTGTTCAGGTTCTGACATGGGCTGGAATATATCTTCTAATAATCTGTCTAGATATTTAATCATTTCTTTATCTTTTCCCTGCTAACATTAAGGTATATGATAGTGGATCCTTTATCTCCTGAAACTACTACTCCGAATATATCAGAAGACTTTATATCAACTCCTATTCCCTCTAATATGTCGGTAATAAACTTTATGTACTTCAGTTGAGTCTGCCTCTTTGATTCATAGTAATTCTGCACGTATCCTTGCTGGCCGAAAGGTTGCTTCTTACTTTCTATTTTTTCTCTTTTGTCGTACCAGAAATTTCTATTCAAGTAACCTGCTTCCCTGAATCCGTTAGCTAATAACTTGTCATGGAAGCTAGACATTTGTTCCTTGCTTAAGTTATTGGCGGCAGGTATATTAATTGCAATATTATCGACATATGTCATCTGAGAATCTACAATTTCTTGTTCTGGATCAGACATCGGTTTGAATATATCTTCTGAAAAAATAGCCTTCCTTATTTTATGCAATACTATTCCTATTTCAGGAGATACTACATCGCTGGTTATACCAATAGTATAAATATCATCTATGCCGCCTGGATAATAATGGTCTTTAGGAACCTCTCCAGTAAATTCCCAAACTTTCTTCTTAATCCTATCTTTAATATAAGCTAGATCTTTATTCTTAGGATTCTTTAATCCTGATTTATACCATGTCGTCCCTTCACCGCGATGGTCACTCTTAAACCCCTCTGCTGCCAGCATCTCTATAAGTTTAATCCACATCCCTTTTCTTCTTATACTGTCGTCTAACCCCACATTAAGAGTAGTCTTGAACATTATATCCAATTTCTTCTCTACATTCTTCTGCTCAGGAGAAGACATTGGAGCAAATATATCTTCCAATAATCTGTCTATATCTTTATATAAAATTTCCATATATTGTTACTTCTGTTTGCTGCCACTTATACCGTTCGTCGATCATAGTAAACATGGCTACGTGTCTACCTTTTATTTTAATTATTTCCAGTTTCATGAATACAGCATCTTTTACTCCAAACTCACCTTCATATTCTTTAGGCTCAAAGTCTTCTATATCGTTGACAATATCTCCATACGGTTCAGGTGGTAACATTACTTTTACTACAGGGCCTAGATACTGTTCTATTCTAGTATACACTTTTGTAAATTCTTCTTTTATTTCTGCTCTCATACTTCCAATATTCCTTCTTCCAGGCATAGATATTTCAGCCCTTGGAACTATAATACTCTTAAGTATATTCTTTAATGATACGGTCTTTGCTGATTTAAATTCTTCAGACAAGCCTGAATACAACTTTTCTTCAGAATGTTTCTTTACATCTTCCAACTCTTCTCCACGCATTGGAGAGAATAGATCTTCTTCCAATCTTATGCCTTTCTTGTTCCTCTGGGTCGTTATAATTATTCTTCTAGGCATTAAAGTTCCAGGCTCATCAAACTCGACTACTCTCTGCCCCAATCCAGGAGAACTAGAAGCTATATAATCTCTGCTTAATGTAGGAGTCTTCTTAAACCATTTTTTAATCGTGACGGCATGTGCGAATCTTATATCTGACAGTATATTCGGATCTTCTGTATACTTTATATCTTTCCTATATAAGGTACTGTCATCATTACCTATGTATTTACTTTTAAACCTTTTAAATCCTATTTCTACAAGCTTTTTATCTATTTCAGCCATCTGCTTCCATCCAGTAAAGTTGTCTACTCTTGCCGTCAATATCATCTTGAATAGTTTATTAACGTCTGCTTGTTCAGGACCAGACATTGGCCTAAATATGTCTTCTGCCAATCTTAACTCTTTCTTCATTCTGATTTTTTTAGATATCATGTGGACTAATATAGTC